ATTCGTCGCCAGTAAAAGACAACGAGGTATTAACCGAATTATTAATTTTTACTTTAAAAAGAGAAGGCCTTGCACCTCCGCCATTCGAAGCAATGTTAGATTTAAAATTAGATACTGTAAATGCCATTTTTTTCCTTATATATTATTCTTGGTCACCCAAATCAGTAGAAGTAATCTGAGCAGTTGAAGTATAATAGTTATATTCCCAAGTAACACTAAATTCTTCCATTGCCCCTGTTGTATCATAACTCAATTCTATTGGATCAACAGCACTTGGCCAACAATCCTGAAAATCATAGTCTATTGCTACACTACCATCTTTTGTATATTGTCTTATCTTAATACTAGCATACCACTCAGAGGGTGTTATACTTCCTGCTAAATTATTTACAGATCCATTGATATACTCTGCCCATGTCTCCAACGCTTTTCTTATTCCATAATCTTCTGGATTAATAAATGTGGTAGATAAAGCTCCAAACGTCATTTCGCCTGGAATCTTTACAGTTCTACCAAAATATTGTCTTTCTATCGGAGCGATAGTTAAGCCAGGAATTGCAGCAGTAGTACATTGATACTGAGATTTTCTCAATGGAGCTGTTACATCTGCCGCTGGGCCACTTGGAGTATAGATTTGAACATCAAATAAACTTGGTCGAGCACCACCAAATTTAAGTTTACTCTTAAATTCTGAAATTTTTCCTATTGCCATTTAATTTCTCCTAATCTTGTTGTAATTATTTATATCAAAAGTATTAAACAGCACCAACGACTTCAGAGAACTCCACACCACTTCTAACAGCGACAAAGTTAAGTTGAATAAAGTTAATAGCACGTGAAGGTTTAACAAAAATATCTCCCCTAAAAGAATTAGTATCAACAACTTGTGCTGTGTTGTTGGAAGCATCACACACTACTCTAAAGTCTTGTATTCCACCTCTACCTTGAATATCTCTCAAGAAAGGTTCGACCATTGCTACAAATTGTGAACGTGTGAACTCATCATTGAATTCAAACAATTGGAATCTTGCAGCATTTGCAATCGCTTTTTCCAGAAGAATGAACAACCTTCTTACGTTGATTCGATCAAACGCAGATGGTTTAGTCAATTGTGTCTTATCACCATAAAGGATTGTACCTTCGCCTGGGAATGAAACAACTGGATTAACCTGAGATTGATACAACTTATCACGTTCCGCTTTCTTCGGATTGAAAGGAAGTTTAACAACTCCTTTAACCTGACCCCTAGAAAATCCAGCGGGAGAAAAGAAAGGGTCACGATCTGAATCAGTTCTAGCACAACATCCAGCTGTATCTCCATTTAATGGAACATATCTGAACTTATCGTTATGTTTATCGAATTGATACTTGTATCCAGAATCCATAACAGCATAAGAAGAATTCTTATTGACTGTATCTCTAAAATCAATTACGTTATCCGTAGCAGTAGAAGAGTCAGTTACACCAACAACATCTGCTTTTTCTGGTGAAAAGAAAGCAACACAATCTTTTCTTGATTCTGCGATATTATCAATAACGTGTCTTATGACTGTTGAACTATGATTACCACACATAAAGAGAGCGACATCAACATCTTCAGAAGATTTCATTATGTCATATGCACGAATAATGTCGGCATCTGAAGGCCCTGTTCCATCTATTCCACCTTGAAAACTAATTGTCGTGGGATAGCTTTGATTTTCAAAAACATCTGAAGTTTGAGTACCACTAGAGTCAGCAGTTGCTCCCCAAGCACGAAATGTTGCAGTTCCATCAGTAACCAAAGTTCCGTTACCAGCAGTATCGTTACCACCCATTGTTGGATGATCTAACCACCACATATAATTTGACCATTTGTTGATATAATTTTTGTAGAATACATCTTCTCCTTGATCATCTCTTGCACCACTTGCAACTGATAAATTAGGATGTGCTTCAAGAACTTCACCTATTGTTCCTGTCCATTCCCCATCTTCATCAACAACAGCGATATGAATTTCATCATCTCTCATTCCCTTATCATCAGCATGAGCAGAAGTTGTTGGAGGGCCTTCGTTGAAAGCACCTTTGTATTCCCATTCTCTTGCGATAGCAGCACCAGAGTTAGTAGCATTAAATTTTGTTGAAGTTGCTATTACTGTGTTAGATGTGATGGTAGCTACTCTATGTGATTCCCCACCAATAACAATCGTATCACCTACAACAAATTGTTTATCGAACATTGTTCCTGTTCCTGTTACTGTTGTTGAATCAGCAGTAGTTACAGCAGTTCCCTTTATGTAAGTGGAACTTGTTGCAAATGCGGAACGTTTCTTTATCGTAAATGATTTAGCTGTAGCATCAGCTGAATCGGATGAACTTGTTGCAAATACTGCTGCAGTATTATGGTCAGTAATTGTAGATACTATATGAAATCCAACTTCATCTGCAATTTTAATAGCATCTCCAATTCTTAGTTCATCTAAAAACAGAGAGGATGATGTTCCTTCCAAAACACCACTTGAAGCAGTCCACGTTACTGTACTAGTTCCTGTTACTTCTGGTCTGTCGCTAGGACAGATTGAAACCTTTAAACTATTACCTAAAGCACCTGCCCACTTTGCCATAAAAGGCCCGTCAGCTGAAATTCCTGAAACTCCACCACCAATTGCTCCACCATGTTCTGGATCAAATGTGTTAAAGTAACTTTCTGTTGTTGTTGTTTGAACATTTACATATGTAGATGTGTTAGCAGATGCGTTTTTCGGTGCAGTTGCTTCTGCTGAACTCGTGTTAGCAGCACGAACAATATTTAAAGCACTTGTATAAGATAAAAAGTTAGCTGCGGTAAAAAATGCTTCAAAGTTACTATCATCTGGTTTTTGGAAAGTTTCTACCAAATTGTCTTGATCTGTCACCAACTTAATTTCTTCTATTGGCCCCCAATTGAACCTACCAGCAAAACCACCAGCAGAAGTACCAGCAGATACTACTACATTAGTAAGGTCAATTTCAGATGTGTTTACGCCTGGACTTACTTGAAAGGCCATATATTCCTCCGTTAAATTATTTCTTTGAGTTTTTTAATTGAAAGTATTTTTACTCTAACAATATTTATAAATATGAATAATTGATGAATAATATTTAGTGTAAGGTAAATATGAAGTTTCCTCAAAAAGCAATAGATCGTTTCAATGCTAAGATTAATAAAACTAGCAATTGTCATGAATGGAACGCTTCCAAACAGAAACAAGGTTATGGAATGTTCTCTTATGATGGAAAATCCAAACCAGCTCATAGATTTGCTTATCTTCTTTACAAAGGAGATATAGCAGAAAATATGGTAGTTCACCAAACTTGTGAAAATAATGGTTGTGTGAATCCAGAGCATCTTGAACTTCAAACCAAAAGTCAAAATAAAAAAAATTACAATTCTACTCATGTCAGTAAAGAGATGGTAGAAAAAAATAGTGTCAAATTTCTTTATCGTCTTCGTAATGTTCGACCAGAATTAGAAAAAGAAATTGATGCTTTACTCATGTTATTAGTTTCGGAAAAAACGAAAGATGAAGATGATTTTGGATTTGAGGAAATAAAAAAAGAAAGTTACATTTAGTAATATTCTTTTTGCCATTCCTGTCCAGCTGGCGCCCATATATTATCATCGCCAGGAATAGAATTTTCATCTGGATCATGTCCGTTTTCAATAAAACCAAACGGCACCATTTCTTCTTCAATCATTTTCATCTGTTCCGCAAACATTTTTTCTCTTATATCTTGGTCTGTGAGTTCTCTAAAGTACCGCTGTTGAACTAACCAAGAAAAGAGAACACAACACATCACCAAATCATCATTAGCTCCATCGTCTGCTTCCCATGATGTACTTTTTCCAATAAAGGTTGTTAGTTCACTTATCGTATCAAAATCTTCAATAAGTAGATTGTCTCTCTCTATCAAGTCCTTGAGTGTCGCACACCCTGTTCGTTTGACTTGTTTGGTTGTTCGTATTCCCATTGATACATTCTTAGAAAAACCACCCCCAATTTGT